CGTGGCGTTGAGGCGCACGAGATCGCTTTGCACGGGATCGAGCGCTTGCCGTCCGAACATCGCCAGCACGGTGACGATCAGGCCGGCGGCCGAGATCAGTACGACCCATTGCGGTTTCTGTTGCTGGCCCAATTGGGCCGTGAGCGTCGCCACCGCGGCGCGCAGCTCGCGGCCGAATTCGGCGAAGCCGCGGTCGACCTTGGTATCGAGCCCGATCAACCCATCTTTCAGCTCACCGACCGACTTTTCCATGCCGTCGACCCGCGTCGACAGCGCCGCCTGTCTCCCCCCGTCCACCACCCCCGCCCCCTTTCTACTTTCCGGCGACCTGTCCCGCCGCGTCGAGTTCGGCCCCGACCGCCTTGAGCTTGTTGGCGCACCGCTGGCCCCACACCTCGGCTCGATCCTCGTAAGAGGCCGCCGCCGATCCGCCGCGGCCGTCGACCTTGCCGGGATCGGGCGGCACCGGTTTAGCGCCGCAATCGAACCGGCTTTTCGCGAAGGCCGGCCCCTGCACCGTCACGCTGACAGGTACCTCCGGCGCCGGCGGCACGCTCGCGCATCCCGCGACGAGCACCGCAAGCGAGACGACCAGCGATCTCATTTGAGCCCCCTTTCCTTGCGCTTGCGCGACCAGGCGTCGAGGAGCACGCGCGGCACCGGTCCGTCATCCGCCGGCGCCGCCTCAAGGATGGCGGCTTGCTCGGCCGCCGAGGCCGCATCCGTTGCCGCGTCGGCGCGATCGAGTGCCGTTTGCGCTTGCGCCCCTTCGCGCCGCTGGCGGGCCAGCTCGGCGGCCCTGGCGCGCTCGGCATCGCGGTCGCGCGCCGTGAGGCAGGCCGGCAAGGCGCGTTCGGCCGCCACGCGCGCCGGGCACCCATAGGCGAGCGCGAGGGCGTCGACCTCGGCGACCAGCGCCCGATAGGCGACGCGGTCCCGCTCCAGATTCTTGACATGGACCGTGAGGCCGACCGTCACCGCCACCACGACGACGAGGCCGGCGACGATCGCCGCCACCTTGACGGCGCGGCTGCCCGCAAAGCCGCCGGCCCAGGCGATAGCAACGCCGAGCGGACCGCCGGCGAGGGCGAGCGGACCGAGGGCCGCGAGCTTGGCGGCGAGGGCCGAAAGCGCGATCTCGATCATGGTCCGCGCCCCTGCAGTCCCGCGAGGCAATAGTCGCGCTCGGCGCGGCGGCGGTTGTCGAGCCCCTTGACGACGCGCCCGCCCGCCCGGTTGAACATCAGCAGTGCGTCGCACGCGGCGGCGAAGTCGCCGGCATTGACCAGGCGCACGAAGGTCGACTTGCACACGGCGCCGGTGCCGACATTGTAGGCGAGCGAAATGCCGGCGACATGCACACTCACCGGAATGTCGGCGCGCGTGACGCACCGCATGAAGCCGGTGTCGTAGTCGGGCAGGCGCCGCACCAGCATGTCGCGGCACTCGGTCGGCATATAGGCGCGCCGCCTGCCTTCGGCGACCGCCGCCTTGTCGGTCTCACCGATGCACACCGTGTCGACGCCGACGATATCCTTGTAGGTGGTGAGGCGGACGCCTTCCCACGGCGTGATGAAGGCCGCCGCCGCCATCATGACGGCCGCCGCCGTCGCCGACTTGCCGGGATGCTTCTTCACGGTCTGCAGCATGGTTAGACCCCCTGAAATCGTTTCTGCGCCACGACACGCGCGACCAATGCTGCGATCGTGACGGCGAAGATCGCGACGTAATTGACCCAATGCGGCCAGGGAAACACGTCGTCGTAGCGCTCGACGACGAACGGCATCGCGGCTTCGGAGCCGCTCAACAGCGCCAGCAGCACGAGCAGGCGGATCGACCACGCATAGCGCACGATCCGCACCCAATCGTCATGTAGCTTGAACACCGCTGTCCCCCTGTTCGCCTGTGCGTCGAAACGAAAACGCCGCCCCAAAGAGGACGGCGCCAAAAACAATCCGTGCGAAGATGATCAGTATGCCGTCTAGACCGCCGCAAACGCCGCGTCGATCTCGGCCAGGGTCGCATACTCGGCAATCGTGCCGACAACTTCGGCCTCTTTGACGAAACAGGCCTGCACGTGCGACCCGACCGCGAGCGCCAGCGCCGTGATCTGGGCAGCATCGAGCTCGACAAAGCCAGCCGCCGTTTTCCATTGGATGACCGCCGCCGGATTGGCGACGACATACGCATGCGCACCGATGACCATGGCTTGACTTTCACGATCGGTGACGATCGACAACCCGCCGATCGTGATCCCGCCAGTTTCCTTGCGCCAGCGGGCGACGGCCGCATGAATGATCAGATCGGCTTGCGTCGGCGCCGGCGCGGGCGGCTCCGCCTCACTCAGGCCGGCGACGGCGGCGGCACCGATCTCGCCGATCACCACCGGATCTCCGTGGCCGCGCCACCACGTCTCGCCGCGGTGATCTTCGATCAGCGACCAGGCGCCTAAGAACACGCGCACGAAGCCTGCCGCTGCGGCTGGCGGCGCTATCGACGTCGCGAACGCCGGCACGAGCCATTTCCCCTCGGCAAGCGGATCAGGATCAGCGGCGAGCGTACCGACATATTCTCCGGTCGTAGGGGCGAAGGAATAGACCTCCATGGCTGTAACCCTCAATATTTGATGCAGGCGAGTTTTGAGACGTTGCGCGGACGCGTCTCGGCGGCGGTGCGCGGCGTACCGTTGGCGCCGTCCGTGACCGGCGAACCGGTCACTATCTGGTTTGCCAGAATCACTGAATTCGAGCCCGCGAGAGCGTCCGTATATCCGGTACCCTCTATATACGGCCGCTCGGCACTCCCGGCCGTGTTGCGATAGTGGCGGTGGCCCTGCATGGCATCCGCCTGCCGCGAACCGAGCGCGCGCGAGGCATCGACGCCGCGGCCATCGTCGAGGCCACGCACGAATTCGCCGCGACCGTCCGGGATGCGGAACGTGGTCGATCCGTTGCCAGACGAAAAAGCGCCCGAATCCCCCGCCGACCACGCCGCCTCCGTTACGACGCGGCCGGAGGCCTGTGCATACGCCCACAGCGCCGCATAGGTCGCCCGCGAGAGTTCGGCCCCGTTTTCCTTGATGAAGCCCGCCGGCGCCGAGGTCCCATTGACCCAGATCGTCGCCCCGACAGGCACCATACCGAAGCCGGTCAACTGCGATCCGTCGAGCGCCGGCAGCTTGCCGCCGGTCTGCACTTCGACCACGTTGCCGGCCGACGTGCCGACGTTCTTGCCGGCGGCGGTGCCGGCATCGACGATCTGCGCCAGCGTGTGCGTGTGTGCGTCGAGCGTCGCCTTGGCGGCGACCTTCGTGAACTTGACGGCATCGAACGAACCGCCCGCCGTGTGCGGCGTCTTGCACACGAAGGTTTCGCCGTCATAAGTGACGACGGTCGCCGGCGCCGTCGCGACGCACACGAGGCCGCTCGCCCAGGCAACCGGCGGCGTCGCCCAGGCCGCCGGCCCCGTCTCACCCGTATACCCCCTCGGCCCAAGGCCGCCGGTCGGGCCGGGCGGCCCTATCGGACCGGCCGCCCCCGTACCGCCATCGGCGCCTTTCGGCCCCTGAGGCCCCTGTTCCGGAAGCGTGACGACGGCGACATCGTCCGGCGCCGCCACGACCACGACCGCGCCCGCCTCCTGGATCACCTCGACGCCGCTCATCGTGCCGGCCCCGCCTCATGGGTGATGACGCCGCGCCATCGCTCCTCGCGCAATCCGTCCGGGCGGATGCGCACAAGCGCGTGCACGTAGTCGCCCGGCGCCATGCCGTTGCGCAGCACCGGCGACGAGTGAAAGCACAGGGTCAACGTGAACGCCCCGCCGGCCGCACTGGTGACGACGAGGCGGCTCGCGTCCGGATCGGCCTCGTCGCTGCGCAGCATGACAAGGGCATCGGCGTCGCCGGCACGCCGGCGGATCGCATAGACGAGCACCGAGCCGGTGAGATCGAAGGTCGGCCGGGCGGTGGCCGTCCATTTGGTTCCGTCGGAGCCGGGAGCTACCCCCTTTGAGGTCGCGGCAGCGGTCCAGACCTTGCCGCCGTAATCGCGCACGTCGCCGGCCCCGTAGACCGTATCGGCATCCCACGCCGGATAGCCGACGGCGAGCACGAAGGCGCGGACGAAATCGGCGTCGTTCGTGGTTGAAAAGTTGACGCGCGGCATGATGCGCCCTCATTCGCTTAGGATCGATTTGACTTATTGCACTTGGCCGCCCGTGGGCTGAATGCCGGCCACAGTTCCGGGCGCCGTCTGCCCCGCAACGTTGAGCGTCGCGTTCATCGACACGTTGAACCGACGTCCGGTCACGTTCGAATTGTTGGTGACGCTGGACCAATTGACGGTGATTCCCGCCCGCTCGGTTGCATAATAGAAATCCGTAACCGTGATTGGCGCGGAGATGACCAGCGACGCCGACACCGAGCTGCCGACGGTCGAGTCGTACGTGACGACGCCTCCGCGTTGGGCGGCGATGCAGTACATCGCCCCACCGGACAGCTTGATCACCGACGGCTTGCCGATCCGCAGCATCGCGTCCGGATCGACCCACATATGCGCGGTGGCGCAGGCGCCGAACTCAATATTGAAGATCGAGAACATCCCTGACACCGCCTGCACACCGCACCCAGGCGCACCCGTGACGGCGTTGTCGGCCGCACTACTGAGCTTGAAGCCGTTGAACGAATAGCCAGGGCCTGCGGAGAGGACGGCGGGCCCGGATGCGGCCACGATGGCGCAACTCGACGGGCTCCCGGGATTGCCGACGAAAGACACGTAGCCTGATCCATTCAACGGCGGCAAGACGACCGGCGCATAGCTGGCGTAATTAGCCGCGTTGACCGTGACGTTGTAACCATTGAGGTTGTAGAGCCGTATCGTGTCCGCCGCTTTCTGCAGGGTCGCGAACGCCGTTCCTGCCGTGAGGCCGTTGTTGGCGTCGCTTCCGGTCGCTCCGTTCACATAATAGACGCGAGGACCCGTCAGCACGTTCATGGGCGCGCCGAGCAGTTGATATACAGTGCCGTCGTAGATCACCAGGCCGACGGCCCCGGCAGGCCACGCACCGGCGATCAGATCAGACCCATCAGGCGCCTTCACCGCCTTGGTGGCTTGATCGTTCGCCGCCAGCATCACCGCGCCGGTGTTCGTCTTGGCGATCTTCACCGCCAGCGGCAGGCCACCGTACAGAGATGTCACCGGTGGCGTGAAGGCGGCAATGATCGAGTTTGGCGTCGCACTCGAATCGACCGCATAGCGCAAGCCGGCCGACTGGATCGCGCGCCACAACATGTCGTCGGCATTGTCCCTCACGATGCCGGAGTTGATGAAGGCGGTACGCAACTGCGCCAACATGTCGTTGAACCAGTCCGCCGGCAGCGCCGTGCCGTCGTCGGATTCGGTGCAGTCCTTGAACCACGTATCGATGGCCTCGCGCACGATGGTGCGCACCGGCCGCGTCGTCACGGCGTTGTCGCATGCCGGTCCGAGAATATCAGTCATCGAATTGTCTCCATGTTGAGCGCGACGAGGCGGATCAAGTCACGTATTCGATCACCGCATGCGCGGGCGCGATGCGATCCATGAGGCACCGCACCGGCGCGATGCTCGGCGCGACGGCGCATGAGGGACGTCGTCCAGCCCGGAAGCAGCCGACGCGCGGCAAGAGCGAGCGACGCGTCGGCAAGGGCAGTTCACCCGTGTGAACCCGCAGCACCAGCCCGACACGGCGCGACCAGCCCGCACGCGCGGTGCCGGCGCGCGAACAGCCGACCTTGGCGCCGCATTGTTCCTGCATGTTGAGGCAGTCCACACGCCAGCCGATACGCGACACGATGGAATTCAAGTAGTCGCATGTGGCGCCGCCGGTCGCCGCCACCTTGGTGCACAGGTCAGGGAAAGGATCGCAATCGTCTGGCAACCCGTATTCGAGCATCCACAGATCGCGCGTCTCGGAATGGGTCGCGCACCAGAACTCCAGCCGCAGGGCGCAAAGGCGAGTTTCGAGATAGTTGCGCACGGCGCCGACGGCGGCGAAGTACCCCGCCTGGACAAACCCGACCGGCCACGTATCGACCACCGGTGCCGACGACAGCACGGCGAGCCAAGCGAGAAAGCGCGCCATGGTCGAGCCGCCGTCGTTGACGGGCCACGCGCGACCACGCGGCAAGAGCTTCACGGTCGCGTCGATCGACTCCTCTAGCGCCGGACAGCGCAGCGGCGCCGGACGATCGGCCGGGCAGGACATGTTTTGATCCTTCTAGACGAACGTCACGGTACCGAGCACCGGCATTTCGCCGGGCAACAGCGTGACGTCGGCCGGCGGCGCGACGATCTCGTGGCGCTCCTCGCCGCTCGCATTGGCGACCGCCTGCCAAGCCCATGAGCGCGAGAACGAGACGGGCGTTGCCAGATACGGCATGCCGCCGCGCGGTTGATCAGCCCCGGCGACCCGTGACAGACGCCG